TATTTAGTAGACAGAAATGGTATCCAGAGTGCTTTAATTGCAGCGGAACAGTTAGAACAATGCTTAATATTATTGAGCGTTTAGATAAGGTATATGAAGCTTGTGAGTAGATTCATTAATGATTTTATATGATTTATGGAAGATGGTAGAAAAAATAACGGAGGTGGTAGAAAAGGTGCAGGCAGAAAAAAAGGTATAGGTCTTTCTTTTGAAATACAAAAATATTGTAGTTATTTTATAGAAGATATATTAAAAAACGATGCTATAAGATTAAAAGCAACAAGGCAGTTATCTTTAAAATATGATATTGAAGAAGAAGATTATTTTTACATTATAAAAAATAATGGTCTTTATAAATTAGGTTATTCATCTAATTGGGTTAAAAGATATAAGCAATACAAAACTCATTTAGGTAATGTTAATTTAATATTTTTAACAAAACAATTAGATTGCTTTAGTATTGAATCATCTATTCATAAAATGTTTAACGACTCTAGGATTAATGGTGAATGGTTTGAATTAACGGATGATGATTTATTTTGTATTATTAATTATTGTAGCGAAAAAATAAAGTAATGGCAGATGGTAGAAAAAATAACGGTGGCAATAAGAATGCAGGGCGCAAACCTAAAGCAGAGGAACAAAAATTAGTAGAAAAATTATCCCCTTTAGAATCAAAGGCTTATGCAGCTTTGAAGAATGCTATTGAAGACCAAGAGAGTTGGGCGGTTAAACTATTTTTTGAGTACATGTACGGTAAACCTAAACAGATAGTCGAGCAAAAGACTACGCACGACTTCAATTCGTTTGATATTACAAAACTTTATGCTGGAGAAACACACGAGGAAATGGGATAGGTTAGGAAATCCTACAAGGTTTTTCGTTATAACAGGCGGTCGAGGTTCTGGTAAGTCATTCGAGGTTGGTCGCTTCATTAATCTATTATCATTTGATAAGGGGCAGAAAGTACTCTTTACACGTCAAACAATGACGTCTGCGCACCTATCCATTATACCAGAATTTCAAGAAAAGATAGACCTACTTAAACTTAATTCTTGCTTTAATATAAACAGGGATGTTATAGTTAATGAGATTTCGGGTTCTGAAATTATATTTAAAGGTATTAAGACTTCAAGTGGCGACCAAACTGCAAATCTTAAATCATTACAAGGTGTTAGCTGCTGGGTGTTAGATGAAGCTGAAGAACTTACTGATGAATCTGTATTTGATAAAATCAACCTATCTATTAGGCAAAAGGGCGTTCAAAATAGAGTAATCTTAATACTTAATCCAGCGACAAAAGAGCATTGGATATACAAACGTTTCTTTGAGCGTGCAGGTGTTCCAGATGGCTTTAATGGCATCAAAGATAACGTCACTTACATACATACAACTTACGAGGATAACGCTGCTAATTTAGATGAGAGTTTCTTAAACGAAATAGCGTACATTAAACAGTCAAATCCACAAAAATATAAGCACGTTATATTAGGTGGCTGGCTTGACAAAGCAGAGGGAGTTGTTATTACTAATTGGAAGTATGGTAAATTTAACCCAAACAATCTACAAACATCATTCGGTCAAGATTTTGGGTTTAGCATAGACCCAACTACATTGGTAGAAGTTGCTATTGATAAAAAGAAAAAACAAATCTACGTTAAAGAACATCTTTACAAGCCTAAATTAACCACTTCTGAAATCGCAGCTATAAACATAAAGAACGCAGGCAATAAACTTATTATTGCAGATAGTGCAGAGCCACGATTAATAGCAGAATTGTCTAGCAAAGGCTGCAAGATAGTAGCTACTCGAAAAGGTGCTGGAAGCATAAGTGCTGGGATTGCTATAATGCAAGATTATGAAATTATAGTCGATGAAAATAGCACGAATATAGTAAAAGAATTTAATAACTATATCTATCAGCACAAAGGTAGCAAGCTATACGTAGATAATTATAACCACATCATAGATGCAATTAGATACAATGTATATTACCATTTGTCTGGTGGTGGTGCTATTGAGATACGTTAACAAAATAAAACAAAAATAGTTTATAAATTATGAAGATTAGAGTGCCAGAAAATATTTCGGACATAACATTAGAACAATATCAACGTTACCATAAGTTGAGCGAGCGAAAGGATATTGATGAACTTAATTTTAATAAGCGTTTAGTTGAGATATTCTGTGGTATATCTTACCACGATTCATCAAAGATTAACGCTAAAGATTATCTTGAAATTATAGAGATGGTTAAGGTTGCTATTGGTCAAGATTCCGACTTTGTGCAACGCTTTGAAATGAATGGGTTAGAGTTCGGATTTATACCAAACTTAAACGACATGACGTTTGATGAGTATAGAGCCTTATCTAACTTCGGAGTTGAAATAGATAACTTGCATTTGCTTATGAGTGTCTTATTTAGACCTATAACCAATACAGATGCGTTTGGAAATTATAGCATTATGCCTTATACAGGCATCAAAGAGTATTCTGATGTTATGAAGCAAACACCAATGAATGTGGTAAATGGCGCGCTTGTTTTTTTTTTGAATTTGTCGAAAGAATTAAACAATCATATCCAGAAGTGTATAGCGCAGGAACAAGTGAGGGACAACAAGCGAGCGACTATTTCGGAAAGTGGAATTGGTATGCAACTTGGTACGAGTTAGCAAAGGGTAAGATATGGAAAATGGAAAAGATAGGTAAGATGAACATTCATGAAATACACCTATTTTTAGCGCATAAAATTGATAGAGCAAAGTTGAAGTCTAAATTAAGGCAAGGGAAAAACGTTAAAGAATTATGAATACAAGAGAATTAAAAACAACTGAAGAAATAATAAAAGCTATTAAATTTCTAAAAGAAGCTGAAACAGTTAGAACTATTTTAGTTAATGAAACTTGTAAAGACGAAATAATAGAAAGGAAGTTTGTCAAGAAATATGGTTTTGATAAATTAGGACTATTAGCATCAATAGTGCAATCTTTTTATTTAAAAGGAAAAGAAGATGCTTTACAAGAAATAAAACAACTTTAACATGGGATTAAACCACTATACAGAATTACTTTATTATATTAAGAAGTTATCAGAAGCTGATAGCTTTGTTAATACAGTTACGCAAGGGGAATTTGAGCGTTTGGATTTAGATAAAGGGAATATCTTTCCATTAGTTCATGTGCAAGTTAATAGCGCAGGTTTTACAAATGGTCAAGTAGTTTCTTTCAACGTTCAAATAGGATGCTTTGCGGTTAGAGATAAAGTAGCTGAAACAGTTGAAGATAAGTTTTGGTTACAGGATAATGAAGTGGATAATATGAATGAAACTTTAGCAGTATTAAATAGACTTTGGCTAAACATGTATCGTGATTTCGCAGATAATAATATTACTGCGAGCGAAAATCCAAGTTTAACACCACATTATTTTGACTATAAGAATTTATTAGATGGATGGATTTTAACGTTTGACGTTGAGATGCCGAATACAACTATAAGCCTATGTTGAAAGATGCTTTAGATGATTTTGGTAAGTATGTAGTTCAGCAGTCACGTAGGAATCTAACTAAAGACAAAAAAAACGCAAGTAAAAAGCTATATGATAGTATCAAGTACGATTATAAAGTAAATAAGAATAGCTTTGAGTTGACTTTCTTAATGGAAGATTACGCTGCTTATATTAATGATGGTGTTGTCGGTACAGAACAAAACTTAACAAAGAATTCTAATCTATCATTAGGTAGTCAAAAGTTTAGATATAAAAAAGGAATAGAAAACAAACCAAGTAGAAAGCATTTTGATAAATGGAGTGTTCAAAAAGGATTTGCGCCACGAAATAAAAAAGGGCAATTTCAAACAAGAATAGGAATGACAATAGCTATTAGTTATGCTGTTTGGCGCAAAGGTTTGGAAACAACTAACTTTTTTACGCAACCATTTGAGCGTGCTTTTAAAAGACTTCCAGACGATATTGTCGAAGCGTATGGGTTAGAATTAGATAGTTTAATGGAAACAACAATATTATGATAAAAAGTTTATCGCCTCATTATATTACGACACCCTTTGAGAGTGTTATATTAGATGAAATTTGTTTAAGATACAGACTGCAAGTCTTTGTTTGGTCTGGTTTAAAGCAGGACATTCCAGACGATGCTAAATATGAAATCACAATTAATAACGTTGAGCAATCTGATGGGAATAGTACTATAAACATATCACGCTTAATTAATGATTTCATTGATTTCAAAGCTATAGATTCAGAAGATGGATTCACGAATTTAGAAAATAGTCCAAATCAAACGTGGGTTAAAACACAGGTATTTTACACTTCACAAGTTGGTGTCGAAAGCGCAATACCAGAGCATGAAAATACTAATATATGCGTCAAGGGTTACGGCTATGGAATGTCTGGAGTTAATCCAACTACACCAACCAATAAAATACTAATGAATATAAACGATTACACAATGAAAGAGGGCGGTACTTTCATAGTGCCTATTGTGTTAGACGAAAGCGAACCACCTACACCCCCATCAATTACAATTGCAACCGTTACAAACACAGTCGATAATTTGTTTAGTGTAGTGTTTACTGCTGTAGGTACATATTCAAGTTTAACCGCTATTGTTTACCCTAATACAGGTGGAGGATTGCCAGACCCTGTTGAGTTTATCACAATAGATGCAACATCTCCACAGGTTATTGAGCCATCAGTTGAAATCACTTTAATTTCAAACATAGTGTTAAGGGGTTACGACATCACAACAAATCAGTACATAGAATCAACCTCATTTTCATTCTTGCCATTATGATAACAATCACAGGATTCCCAAGCGAAACAGAACAGACATTCTCAACACCTACAAGTTTTGATAGCAATGAATTAGTGCGTTATTTAGTCATAAAGCAAGCTGATTTTTTAGATGATGAGTATATCGATGTCGAATATAATAGCGAAACGATACGCATTTACGTTGAAACAGAATGTAGATACACACCAGTAGAAGTTCACTTTCAAAATAAAGAGGGCGCACAACAAACGTTAACATTCTTTAAGGCACGAACTGACCGCATGAATGTAGACAGTGAGCAGTTTGAAACTGATAGGGGACAACCGTTATTAGGTAACCATCAATTCATAGACTACAATAAGAATGGTAAGAGTTCATTTAAAGTTAATAGTGGCTTTGTAGATGAAGTTTTAAACGATGCGTTTAAGCAGCTGGTATTATCGGAGCGAGTATGGGTGTTAGATGGCGATGTGTTTGTTCCTGTAAACATTAAGGCACGTACTTTGGAATATAAGACACGCCAAAAAGATAGGCTAATCAATTACGAGATTGAGTTTGAGTATTCCTATAATGATATAAATAACGTTTAAGGATTCATAATTTTTTCAATGTATATAAAAAATAAAGCAGGTATTAAGTCTTTATTGCGGTCTGTCTGTACACAACATTTTACCCTATCCGCTTTGCTAGCTCTTGCGAGTGCCTTAAATTTCATATACTAATTGTTAGCAACTATAAATTAAATTTTTTAATTAAAAATCTATTTTGGTGCTTTAGGTAAGTGTTGCCAATGTGTAGTCCATCCAATTCCCCATCCGCCTGGGATCGTGACTGGGAAAC